GATAGAAAAGGCTCTATCTGCTGTTTGTGCCTCAGCGTCTGTTGCTCTAATGGTAAAGTTATATGTTGTTGTTGCTGTAGAACCTGACTCCGTTCCTGTGATAGCACCCGTACTTGTATTTAAACTTGCCCCTCCTGGCAGTGATCCAGATTGCACGGCATAAGCAGTTGCACTTGTTGCCGATACAGTAAAACTTATACTTCCTCCAGCATCCACATTACCAAGACTGCCAGCAGCTGTTACCCATGCAGGAGCATCGGATACGGTAAGAATAGCGGTTCCACTACGGACCGCATTACCATCATTATTCTCCACTCTAAGAAAATATGTTCCATCAACTGGTAATGTAAAATTAGCCGTTATGGAAGTTGCACTTGTAAAAGTTACAGAGTTGGCAGCAGTTATTGCGCCCGTAGAATTTATTGCTTCTACAATAGGAACAGAAACAAAATTAGTTCCTGTAATAACAACATCAGTTGCTGTGTTCTCTATAACGGATGGATTAATTGAACCGATTGTTGGTTTTGTTTCAGTTGCAGTGATCCATGATAATTGATTGGTATTACTACCATTAGTAGCTAAAACTTGTCCGTTTGTTCCAACTGATGTTGGTAATATTAATGTGTATGATTGTCCTGCACTATGCGCTGGTGATTGTATCTTAACGCCGTGGCTGTTCTGTGAGCAATTAAGAGTTATCTTTCCGTCAGCAGACGAACCATCACCTTTTGCTGTAATAGATTCTGAATTAACAGTTCCCGTTACGGTGCCTGTGTACGTTCCTGCTACAGTTCCTGTAAGGGTAGCTCCAGCAGTGATCGTGATAGTATCACCTGACTCACCAATCGTGATAGACGATCCCGATTGTTTTTTGAGTGTATTTACTTTAAGCGTTGATACCATCTTACCTCGCTGTTGTCGGAACGCTGTCCGAGGTTACAAAAGGGCTTTCAGCAAAGGACATATACAAGTAATTATTACCACTACTATTCCATGCGCCATCAGTATCCCTTATTTTTACTCCATTTGATAAAAAATCAACGTTGTAATTACCAGATTCAGTGCTTGTTGAACTTGGGCTTAAAATTTCTTGTCTTGGATTACCAGGATAATCATTTCTTTTGTTATCCCATAATTGCCAGTTTTGTGTTATGTCCATTCCCTTAACAAGAAAATAAGCAGGTTTAAATCCAGTATAGATAAATGGACCATCGGTACTACCATTACCAATATACGTTCCAATTTTAGAATATCCTTGCACCGAATGAAATGCATATCCAATCATTGTTCTGCCATTGCCATTTGAATCTCCTGATCCTGACAAACCAATTGTTGTTGAAGTAGGAGCAGTGTAAGACCAAGTGCTAAATTGATTGTTTAAATTTAAATAAGCGTATTGTTTTGTTTCTCCTGTTGGAAAATAATACATTTCCCAGTTTGTTGCTGTAGATAAACATTTAGGAAAGAATATTTGAGGAGTTTCATTCAACCCGTGACCTATTGTAGCTCCATCAGTGCCATTGCCTGTGTAACTAATTATACTAAAACCTGCCGTTGTATTGGCTTGTACGGTGGAAGTAATAGTTCCGTTTGAATTAGTAGCAGTGGTTCCTCCATTAGCTTTCCATTGCCAGTTTACATATGTTGCACTATTTTGATTTACATTGGCATTATCACTCCCAATTGTAAAACCATCAGTATCAAAAGAAGAATAGTATGCCTGTGTTTCCTCTGCCCCAGTTGTATTAGAGCTTAGTCTTTTATTTGTTCCTCTAGTAGAATCAAAAATAATATGGTCTGAACTAAGACTTCTAGATTTAATCCATAACCAATCTGGTTGTAGATTAGAATTACCTGTGTTTGTTACAGCATTTGTACTTGTGCCATTACCTGTATACAAAGCTGTCTGAAAATGTGCTGATGGATCGTTGATTGTTGTATATACTGCCATGTTATCCTCCGTATAAAGCTAAGTTGTTAGTGCATAACGCATAGTATCCCGATGGTACGGCGTATTCAAAACTGCCTTCTCCATTAGCATCTGCATTACTAGAAGCAATGGCAAAAGGGGGTTGGCCAAAATTAAATTGACAAGATGCTGTAGTACCAAGTCCATTTTGAAAAGTTGGAGTAATAAAATTACCAGCAGTATAACCAGAAGAAAAGTTTTTTAATTCGCCTGATCCGCCCGCTGGATCACCACTATTCATCCACGTTCCGTTTCTACCATAATATATTTTTGTATTATCCGCATCAACAGCTACCATTAAAATATCTCCATTAGAACAAGCAGTAGAATTAACAGTTTCGGTGCTACCATTAAATCTAAAATCATTAGAACCACCTGCACTATTGGTAACTAAAGCTGTTTGTTTTAAATTACTGTCATTAGAACCTAGGGTACCATCATTTGATAATTGTAAAATATCAGAACTTAAATTTATTCCTGTTTCTACTTTATTAACAAGTTTAACTTCCCAATACCATTTACCTGCACTAAAACTCATTGTACCTGCAGCCCCTTGATCATTTGCTGTATTAGTTGCTATTAAATTGCCACTAGATAAAGTTACAGAAGTTGTTTTTTGTAATGAATTAAGAGTACAAAAATTATTTTGAGGTCCGTCTTTTGTATTAGGATTTGTACCTAGACTGGTGCTTGCAAAATGATTGTTATTACCCGAACTATCGGCGCCAAATCCACTAGAGTCAGCTGATGTACCTGTTCCTGTATAATCTAATTTAAAACCATTAGTGCCGTAAGTAACAGAGGGTGACGTATTAGGAACCCAAATACCATTAGCATTTGTAGAACCAAAAGTAGATGGTGCATATGATTGACCATCTGCTAATATTGTTTGTGAAAGATACCCTGTAAAAAATAATTCAGGAGAACCTGAAGAACTTCTAGCACCAATATAATGAATGTGGTTATTATTAAAATTTAAATCTGTGTTTTGAGAAGGTGTTGTAGATGCACTAAAACTGGTTTCTTGTGTTCCATTTATGTATATTCTAATCCTATCAGAAGAACTTGCTTGAGTTGTGTCTACTCTTAAAACAATATGATACCAAGCAGAAGGATCTTTATATTGAGCATTAGTAATGTAACTAACAACATTAGACCCTGAAATAGTTGATTGATATTCAAAATTACCACTGCTAGTAAATCTAAGAACACTTCTATTAGAAGAGTCAGTATAACTAGCAAATAAAGCTTGTTGAGCTGTTGGATTACATTTTTTTACCCACGTAGAAAAAGTAAATGTTTTTCTATTTCCAGCACTACTAGGTGTTCTATTTAAATATGTTGCCATTAATCAAACCTTCCTGATTCTTCTAGTGAGAAACTTGATGTCAATGAAAAAGCCCTATCTGCAGTTTGCCCTTCTGCATCTGTTACTCTTAACGTAAAATTATAAGTCGTAGCACTCGTGCTAGACCCTCCAAAATCAGAAGTTGTAATGACTCCTGTAGAAGAATTTAATGAACAATTTGCTTGCCCTGCGTTCGTTAAAACATTTGTGGTTTCAGAGAAGGTTAACGTGCTATCGCCTGTAGCTGCAACAGTAGCGACTGTTCCTGAAAAATTTCCTGCAATAGTTCCTAATGATCCTGCAGCTGTAGTCCATGCAGGTTCGTCTGACACAGTAAGTAAGGCACTTGAGCTTCTACCAGCATTACCGTCATTGTTTTCAACTCTAATAAAATACGATCCATCTGTTGGTAAAGTAAAATTCGCAGTTAATGATGTAGCACTTGTAAATGTAATAGTATTGGCAGCAATAATTGCACCTGTACTAGCTATTGCTTCAACTTGAGGTATAGAAACAAAATTAGTTCCAGTAATTACTACGTTAGTAGCTGCATTAGTAATTGTGCTTGGATTAACTCCTGTAACAGTAGGTTTTACTTCTGCTGCAGAAGATGCAAAAGTTATTGATTCATTTCCTCCAGAATTATTTAATGTAATAGTTATATTGGTGCCAGCTACTATTTTTGATTGTAAATAGTTTCGTGTAGTGTCTTGTGCCGATATTAATATTTTACCGTCACCTGTTACACCAGTGACAGTAGCTCCTGTTGCATCGAGTGTAGCCCCAGATGGAATGTCTACGGTATCACCATTTTCACCAAGTTGTAAATTTGTACCTGACCCTTGTGGTATAATTTTATTTACTTCAAGTGTGCTCATAGAATAAATAAATTTCCTGTTACGGACAACGTACCTGTAATAGATACAGGTCCAGCTAAAACGCCAGAGTCCATTGTTTGAACGTCACTAATAGTAGAGTTATGCGTCGTTACATAAGATGTCGGATCCATAACAGGGGATGGCGCCCTCTTTGCTGGATATGTACAAAACACATCTTTTGTACCTGCAGAAAAATCTACTTTGTTGTCACTATTCGTGCTCTCTAAAACGGTATCTCGTGAAAGTGTATCAGGAGTTGCATCGGTAATAGTTCCAATACCTATTTCATATTCGGTGCTACCTGACTGCATGGTAATACAGTAGTACGTAGTATTAGTAGTACCGATACCCGCAACAAAAGTTTGAAAACCAGTGCTTGCTCCTGCAAGGTTAACGGTTCCCGTTCCTGTTGTTGTCGTGGTTTCCTTAACACGATCATTGATAATCAATGCCATGTTAAACTCCTACGATAATCTCAGTATAGCTGTGCTTGTACCTGGTGCTGGAAACTGAATAGTAAACGTGCCGTTAGTTGCTGTAAAATCAGAACCAAAAGCTAAAATACATACTGCATTAGTTGTTCCACTTCCACCATCTGTTGTAGTGTTATAGATCATCGCTCCATTCGCTGTAAAGCTAGCAGAAGTCCATTGAGGATCATTTGAAAAATCAACGTAAGCTGTTGATGCTCCTGAACCTCCTGTAACAGATTGACCTGTTAAAGTTTCTCCGCCCGCTGTGTAAGCTGAACCAGATGTATTTGTTATTTCGTTACTTGTTGAATATGCTGTGGTCGATGCTCCTAAACTTGCGCTTGATGTAAACAACGCAATTTTAAAAGTGTGACCACCATTTGCAAAATCATGTTTCCCTTCTAAAAGCTCTGCTTTAAAAGAGTTGCACACTGCTTGTGATATAGCCATCTTTTATCTCCTTATGGTTGTTGAGACTGCAAAGGAACTCGAATAACACCATCTTGATATTCGTCCCTTCTTCGTCTACCTTGTTGTTCAATTTGCAAGCGTTCTACAGCTTGTTGGTAACTTTTATCATATTGTGCAAGTAAATCATATGGTCCTTTAAGGTACTTAAACGCTTCAACTAAGCAACCATATAATAAAACTTGAGGAGCATTTTGACTAACCCATGTTGTGGTGTTAGTGGTAGAAAGCCCAGTTTCGTTACGATTTAAAGCTAACTCTATCTTATATGCTGAATTAGGTGTTGGAGCAAGGTATAATGTATTTTGATCCCACATAGCGTAATATTTGGGTTTACCTTGAGTAGTTCTATTAGGCCAATACTCAGTCATATAACTAATATCTTTTTGAAGTAAATATGTTCTTTCATTTGCATCACTACCTGCGGTTGGGTAAATAGCTGCAGTTCTTACAAAAGCCATCGTGCTAGGAGTGGCACCAGGCAAAGTAACAAACTCATTGCCTTGAGTAAGAGTAGTGAATTGATAAGCTCTAAATACATCTAAGTCAACTTCTCTAAATATACGTAACTCTGCTTGGTTAATTATGTCATTAACAATAGTTGTTGTTAAAACATCGCTAGATGTTTCTGTATAGTTTCTTATTTGATCTACTAAACCTGCGTATGTTGTCATGATATTACCACCGTTGCTGTTCCTAATTGTGTGTTCATTATAGTATCTTGATTAGCTTGAGAGCTACCGTTCAATGGTTGCATTGTTCTAACCTGTACTGTTTCCATTGCGCCAGGTGCAGGTATAGGGTTAAATTGCTGTATTGTTTGCATTACTGTTTGAAAACCATTTGCCCCAATTGCTGGTGAAACTCCATTTGTACCACCTTCACTCATGCTTGTGGATGTTAGTTCATCATTAATATAAATACCACCAAGTGGAATTGTTACACTAACTATTTGTGGTTTTGCATGTTGTAAAGATTGTGCATCTGTGGGATGATTAGTTGGGTTTAATAAAGGAGATTTAGGCTCATATTCAGATTTATGAACCCATGCACCTGTCCATTCTTGCACCATTTCATTATAAGGATAAGCCATTCCATCTCTATCAGAAATACGTAAAGCAAACTTACCTGAAGAATATCTTCCCATTAATAAGTACCTCCCGTAATTCCAATATACGGAACAAAATGAGAGCTAACATTACCTCTGTTTGTATCTGCCGCTCTCTTAAATTCTTCTTCATATACTATTTTTAAAATTTGTGTTTTTTCAGGCGCATATTTTAAAGCTAAATAGTAGGCTAAACCCGCTGTTAAACAGGGTAAAAAAGAAAAAGGTATTTCATTATTATTAGTATAAGCTCCAGAGTCTTTCATTCTTAACATAGCATAGTAAACTACAGTATAGGCCGCATCTGCAGCAGGATATAAATATAAAGTAGGGTTTATAGTTTTTTCAAAATAATATTGAGTAGGTCTACCACTGGTAGTTTTAACTGTATAATTTAAATAAGTTGATCTGCTTATTGATGAACATGAGTACTCATTATTACTTGAGTCTCTAATAACAATATCAGTTATTTCTACAATTTGAGAAGCATCATCTGCGGCTGATCCAAATAAAGCAGTACCACTTAACGAAGTAGTACTAGCGGCAAGAGCCGCTGTTTGTTTTTGTATCGTCCAAAGATTTAACCCTCTATTAGACCATTCAGCCAATAAAAGATTTAATGAACGGCGTGCGGTTTTAAGTTGGTAACCAGTACGATCTTGTAAACCGCATCGTTCAAAAGCCTCTTCTATGATTTCATCAATGGATAAATCAAAAGCTGCTGTGCTAGCATAAGTTGGCATTATTTATTTATCTTACCAGATTTTCTAGCTTTACTTCCAAATTTTCCATAAGATTCATCTCTGCTTGCTTTTAATTGTTTTTTAGTTCTTTTTTTTCTAACGCGCATAGCAATAGATTCATCTTTTCTATCTTTATAGCCTTGTTCTTTTTTACCAACACGACCACCACGTTTCATTCCTGATGGACCTCTATCCATAAGCATAGTAGGTGTACGTTTTGATTTCTCATCTACACCATATCCTCTAGAATACATTTGTTCACCTGTTCGTCCACTGCCTTTAGCACGTTTTTTAACCATGCCACCGCCCATAAGACCCATAGCCATTCTTTTATGTTGATTAATAGCGCCGCCTTTAGCTTTTTTCTTAACCATGCCACCGCCACGTTTTTTTGCAACTTTTTTTACAGAGCCACCGCGTTTCATGGCTGTTTTCTTTTTACCCATCATGATAGACCTCCTATGATCTTTTTATATTTTTTTGCTCTAGATACCACGACGTCTCGATAATATCCTTTAGGCCATTGTTTATAATAACCTTGTTTGTGCAATTTATCAGAAGCTTCCTGTAATTGCGAGAACTTTTGTACTAGCATCATAGAATATTTATGTTCAGGATAAGACACATTTTCTTCAATTTCCTCTGTAGGAGAAACTAAAAATTCCTGCTCCTCGACAGTAGCTGGATTTGAGGGGTGAAAACTCATAAAATATATATCTTTTGGGTTATACCAATAATTATAGTCTTCCGTAGCTTCATGTAAATCATCGGGAGAATAGCTACAGTAAGGATCACAAAATATTAAAATTTCTTTTTGTGTAAAATCTAAATTTTTTAAGCAATCATTTAATTCTTTTTTGTAAGTGCTATGTTTTGTTTTTACAACTATCCAAACCTTATTATCCATCCATGCTTTTTTAGCAAAAGGACATGCTGGAAACCCTCCTAAATGAACATTAGGTACCTCTAAAAATTTTTGTGACCAAACTCTTACGTCTGTAATTATATCTTGCCTTGACGGTTGTATTTTTTCCACGTCGCTCTCTTTCTTTTATTTTTAGGTTTTGATCTACTTGAATGACCTATGCTAGTTCTTTTTTTAATGGGTGTAAAATATTCATTAGATGGTGTTTTAGCCATTATTTACGTTCTATAATTTTTTTTATTTTAAGAACACCTTCTGAGTCTGGCTCTAATTCTGCCACCACTCGACCACATTCATAGCGAATAACATTTGATCTGCTGTCCGATAAGTTGCGCTCACTTTCTCTTTTGACTTTGAGGCAGTGAGATAAACCGTCTGTCTTCATAAACCCATCCATAGACCCGTTTACTATCATCATCATCGCGAAAACTGTCTCAACTACCATTGTATCTTACTTTGTCTTTTAATTCTTCTACATCTCTTTGTAGTTTTTCAACCTGTGTTTTTAAAAAGTCTATGTTTATATTATTACTTTCAATAGACTGTATTTCTTTTTCCATGACTTCATTTTGTCCTGCAACAAATTCTAACAACATATACTGCTCCTGATCGACTGGCGTCTGCTCAGCTTTTTTAAGTAGGTCAGCTTCCATTAATTGTCTTGCAGTCTCAAGTTCTGTCAGCCTTTGAGTCAAATCGCTGTATGCAAAAATCCCAATCCCTATGGCCATGATTAGGCCAATTAGGTTTCTCATGGGCATGCTTATCGCTGTGTTATCCGAAATTTTCATTGTTTCATTTGATTAAGAGGGTTTTCAAGAGTTAGCTTTATTTGCTTATCAATGCTCTCTTGTAGTTCTTTCATTGCGTCTTCTAATTCTTTTTCTAATTTATTCATATCTGCTTCAATACCATCTATCGTAGATTTTAATTCTCTTTCATTATCTCTTGAGTCTTCTTTTACTCTTGTCTCTACATCTTCAACAATTGTTTCAATACGTCTTACATCTGCTTTCAAATCATTTTTTAATTCTTTTGCTACTGAAGCAACTAAATTTACTTCTTCTAGAATCATGCCCATTTCTGATTGCATCATTTCTACTTCTTGTTGTACTAAATCTATACGTTTATCAAAACCTGAAAGGTCAGGTGCAACATAAGCGGATATAGTTTCTTTCATATTGAGATAGTCTTTGTAAAATTCAAACACGCCCCACGCACCACCCATTAATGTACCTAATGCTGTAAGTATTACGAATATTTTTCCGCCTTTAAACTTAACACCCGCAAATTCCATCTCTGCCATAGCTACTCCAAATCCGTCTGCCATTGTTGCATTATCATTTCGTTCATTAGTCCATCACTTCCAGCAAATAAAAAATATTGTGCTAGGTTATTGGTTATAAGCTCGGCATCGGGAATAAATTGATCTGTAAAAAAACCATCAATATCATTCAATTGTTGTTGTGATTCAAAGAATGACTTTGAATTCCCTAATACTTGCATTACAATTAATGTTTTTAACTGATTTACTGAGTCATATCTACCCTTATCCCCCATCTTCTTTAAGATTTTTTTAGCGGCAACTTCTTTTTTAGACTCTGGTTTTTTTACCTCGTTTTCATTTTTATCCTTTGATTCTTCCATATTTTCTTCGCTGTCTTCATTTTTAGCAGTCTCTTGTATGCTCTCTTCCTGCTCTGGCTCTTCTTGCGTATTAGGTTCAGCTTCATTAGTATCTTCTTCAGTAGGTTCATTTTGTACCTCCTCTGGTTCTGGATCAGACGATGTTTCTACTTTTTGTTCTGGCATTTCCATCTCTGCTTCAATTTCTGTTTCTACACTTGCCACTTCTACTTCTGGCATTTCCATCTCCATTTCTGGTATTTCTATAACAGGCATTTCTATTTCCATCTCCATTTCTACCATTTCATATGAAATGTCTGTGTCTGGCTCCTGTATGGGCTCTATTTCTATTTCTCCATTTGGCTGTTCAACAAAATCATTGTGGTCGATAATGTTTTCTACAATATCTATAACTTCCGTTTCTGTGCTTCCTCCATATGCAACCCACATTTCAACGCTTGTTATTGTTTCCGTGACGATTTTATTGATAGTGTTATAGAGCACATTAATTGTAACGTCATCGAACAAGGGTCCTATGGCAAGATTAATATCTCTACCTCCTATTTCTATTGTAAGCGAAGTTAGTGTCCCTGCAAAATCAAAACCACTTTCATATTCTTGATAACCACTAGCTATACCAGATTCTGATAATATATCAGTTCCACTAAATACATTGGTGTTTCCATTCTTACCTGTAATATGCATATAGATACGATCTTCTGCGTCACGCTTGTCAACTTTTATTGTGTAATTTGTTCTACCTCCATTTTCTATATCAAGAGAAGATATATCAATTGTATTGACAAAAGTTGTTCCCATTCCTTCCACGCCCATAGTCGACGTGCTATTACCTGATCCTGTAATTTGTGCACATTTATCTGTACCTAAATTATAACAACCACTACCTGATGGCATGTTAGCAGGGCCTTGACCTCCCCAATCAATATCCATGTCACCTTCTTTGTTTGAAGAGACATATCCAGCATCACCATCTAAAATGTTTCCTGAGTCTTCGTTGGTGACTGTAGTTGTTGTTGTCGTTGTTTCTGTGGTAGTTGTTACAGTATATCCATCCGCTTCATATTCTATAGTTTCTGTGACTGTTTCATCTATTATCTCTTCGATAGTAGGAGCACATAGTCCAACTGTATCTGTTGAACAATCTACCGCTTTACTAGAAAAGGATAGGAACGCCAATCCACATAGCCATAGCCAAAAATAAAAACTTTTGGAATTCGCCATCGT